ACAAGACGCTGCGATGGCGAACCAGATGGCTCAAGAAGCCTACGCCCGTCGAGGAACACTTTCCGCTCAAGAGCAACGCATGGCGCAACAGACAGCACGGGAGGCCGCACAATCGGCTGGAAGGCTGGGTGGTAATGCTGCAATTGCCGCAGAGATCCAAAACCGTGAAGCGGCATTAGCTGGACGCAGGGCGCAAGCGTCACAGGCTGGGCAACAGGCATTCGATCAACGCCAAAATCTTGCCAACCTAAGATTCCAAGAGCAACAAGCGTTGTTTAATCAAGGCATTACTGGCGCGACCACGACCGCTGATATGCGGCAGGCTGGACTTGAACAATTGCAGGACATCGAGCGTATGCGTGCTGGACTTCGATCTACAGCAGGGGACGAGGCAAGTAGAGCATACAGTGCTGCTGGTGGGTTTTACACCACTCCGGGACTAGATCTACTTAACCAAACGCCACAGTCCTACACCGCAGGGACTAACATGGCAAACATTGGACTGAACCTTGGTGAGACTATGACACCAAGCCTTGACCCCAACTTAGGTCTTAACCTTGCCCTCACTAAATCGGGCCAAATGGACGCAAGAAATTTGGCTCAGTACCAAATGGATATGCAGGCAAAGATTGCAAGAGATAAGATGATTGGGGACATGATCGGAACTGGTGCATCCATATTTATGGCATCAGACCGCAGGCTTAAGACCGACATCCAGAGGGTTGGGACTACCGATGGAGGAGTTCCAATTTACACCTATAAGTACAAGGGTGAAAGCATGACGCAAATGGGTGTTATGGCACAGGATGTTGAGAAGGTTAACCCAGAAGCAGTGCGTGAGTTTGGTGGTTACAAGGCAGTAAATTACGCACTAGTTAAATAATATCATGGCAATTACATTTGGACAGGTACGACCCGAATTGTATCAAACTCCAGACTATTCTGGAGCGGCAGCGGCAGGAGGAGCGGCACAAGCAGCACCATATCAGATGATCTCTGATCTAGCTGGGCAGGCGAAGGACTACTTCAAGCAGCAGGGGGAGAAAAAGAAGCAGGTTAAGATGGCATCAACTCAAATTGACGCTGCTCTTAAACTTATGCCAGAACTCGCCCCGATCCTTGGAGATGTCGGTAATAGGCTCAAGGACGAGGATGTCTCGTTGACAGATAGATTCGCAGACGCATCAGTTGTCCCCGATCTTATCAAGAACAGCATGAGCGGACTTATGAGCCAGCAAATGATGAACCTTCGCCAGCAGAAGTTTGCTGCATCGCAAAGTGGTGGCGGTGGTGGTGATGGAGATAGCGCGTCCGGAGTTGTATTTTAATTATTAAAATTATGGAATCACTTCAAAGCCTTCTTTCACCAAACTCAAATATAAAGTCAACCGTTGCACAAGCGGAAACGGCTATCAAATTGATGCGGACTAATGGGTATAACGATCAAGCGGACTTATTTGAAAATCAAATTAGAAACGCAATTGTAAACAAAAATGGCAAAGCATTTTCTGGCAATGTTTCTCAATTATTCGCCTTTCAAAAGAAAGCGTCTGTTCCAACACCGAGGGTAAGCGAGAAAGAAAAACCCCCAGAATACAGTTCTGATGAGCTTGCGATGCGTATTCAAGACTCTATTGCTCTTGCTGATGAGCGCGGGATTGATCTTCCCAACTCTGATCTTTCTAGGCTGTCGTCGCTTGTTGCAAAAGGTGACACAAAGAAGGCCAGTGAACAACTAGCGAAAGTTTCTTCTTTTATCGACAAGTCTCTCGCAATCCAAACCGAAGAGGAAAAGAAACCTAAAGTTCTTGCTGACGGAACACAGATTGAAATCGGGTCTAAGTCTGGCACGAGATATATGGGCGGACAGCCAGTAAGCAAAGGAGCAATCAACTCTGATGTATTTAACTCGATGTATCAAAAGGAACCTAAAGCTGAAACTGAGGCAATGGGTGTTCCATTTGTTTCTCAAGCTCCAGTTGCGCTTGGGCAAACTTACGATGTCGCGCCAGTTGAGGGAGTTGTGGCTCAACCAGAGGTTTACACTCAAGGAGTTCAAACCGCTCCAACAAGTATGGAGGAAAAACAAATTACCATGCGTAAAGCATCAGAGGCATATAAAGCTGGTAATGATGAAGAGGCTGTTATCTTAATGAACGCTGCTGGCGGCAAGGGTCTAATGGGTGTATTTACCAAGACTGATCTACCAGATGTTTTTGGTGAGCGGGGGCAATCTAATCCAAAGCCAAAAGACAACAAAAATAAAACCAAATCTGGAACATCTTATCAAATCATCCCCGAATAATTAGTTTATGCCCAAATATGTTATCAACGGAAAAACCATTGAGGCAGATTCGGTTTTAACTGACGAGGAGATTGACGAGATCGCTTCTTCAATTACTCCCGCGCCCAAAGAAGAAGCTACCCAAAACGAGCAGGTAGCCGAGAACCTTAATAAAGAAGCGCAGGGTGTTCAGCCAACCGTTGATATTGATGGAGTTTCAATACCAGTTACGGCAGAGCGAACTCAGGAATCCGTAAATAAGGAGATTGAGTCTAGAGTTAAAGAGGCGGAGAAAAGCCCAGAGAAGGAACCTTCACTTATGCAAATAGGTGCTGGGCTTTTAGCAGAGATCGGAATCGCAGAAGGTTCCAAGGCTGCTGGTACACTAGCTGGAGCTGGAACTGCTGTGGCATTAGGCCAAATGGGGCCGCAAGCATTGTTGCCAGAAGAAATTATTACAGTTCCAATTGGAGCTGGTATTGGTTATTTTCTTGGGGCGACTGGAGGTGGCGCAACTGGGTCTATCTCCGCTCAAAAGATAGAAGGTCGTGATTCAATCAACTGGGGCAGAACCGCTGTGTCGTCATTGATGAACCTTATTCCAGGAAGTAAGATCACAAAAGGGCCACAAACATTAGTTAAAGCATCCGAGGCATTGGCTAAACGCCCTATTGCAACTACAGCTGCTGTCGGTGCTATTGCGGCCCCCACAACGGTTGCCGCTGAAGAGCTTTATGAAACCGGCGAGCTGCCTAGTACCGGTGAACTTGCAGGATCTAGCGTTGTTGCTGGATTATTTGGGGCTGGCCTCGGGAAGACCCAAAAAGAAATGATCCCTATTCTGAGGGAGTTTGCTGGGAAATCCCCAAATGAATTAAATAACTTAGTAAACCGTGGAGATAGCGGGGCGGTTTCTTATGTTGATGCACTGACTCAAGATGTAGACCCCAAGGACTTTTTAACTAAGGACAACTTGAAAGAGTTTATTGGAACTCTTGGGCAAACCGCAAAGGCTAACATCGCTCCAACCAAAGTCGTTGGAAAAGAAGCAGCTCAAGCAATGCGTGACGCAGCCAACATTGCTTCTACTGGTCGCGAGGTAGGAGGCATTCTTGGATCTAGGGTAAATGACGCTATTGCCAAGTCTTCCGATCCAGCCGCAGTCCAGCAGTTTGCTTTGGAGTACATCACAGGTAAAGCCCCTAAGGTTCCCAAGGAGCTTGAGTCTCTTGCTGCTGATCTTTCTCAAGCCAGAAAATACATTGCTGAGTATCAAGATGGACTTCTTGAGATGCACTACAACGGGCAAAGGAAGATGCCAGACCTTCTTGCCAAGTACATTGAGGAAAGCAAGAATGAAGGTGATTACCTTACTAGATCCTACGCTTTCTTTGGAGACGCAAACTACTCTCCATCTAAACAATCGTCTCAAGAGTTACTTAACGACTTAACAACGCAGCCTCGCATTGGAATAGATGAGCGTAAATTTATCCGTAAAACTGACGCTCAAGGTAATAGGCTTGAGGTTGATAACCCTAATTACGGCTCTGAGATTGACTTGCCGCCGATGGGCAAGGCTGATGCGGAAAGGTACATAGCTGACCTGAACGCAAAAAAAGCCAGTAATCCAGATGAGCTGCACAATTGGATATACTCCCAGAATGCTGGAATCCTAAAGGAAAAGAAAGACCTATCCCCAGCATTAAGAAAGTACCTTGGTGAGTATACAACGCCAGGTGAAAAGATTAGCGAGACTATGTCAAAGCTGTCTAGGCTTGTGGCGTATGATAAAGCTGACAACCAGATCTCTAACATTTTTAGGGATATGGGGATTGCGAAGTTTGCTGGAGAAGGAGTAGAGGGACTCCAGCCGATCAAGCTGCGAAGGGGTAACGCAAGGATTGGAGAAGAAGAACTTTATGGGCCGCCAGAATTACAGGTAGCAATCAATCATTTGTACGCGAATGGAACTGATAATGCCGCAATGGACTTCGCTGAAAAAACAGCAAAAGACTTATGGCAAACATCGGTATCTGCCTCGAAGGCAGCAAAGACTGTATTTAACCCAGTCTCCTTTGCGTCCAATTATATTTATGGCCCAGTAAACATGGCTGGAATGGGCATGAATCCATTTAAAGACTTTAAACAGGGTGGCAAATTTGCTGCCGCTCAATTTGAGTCGATAGCCAAAAAACTTTCCAATGTTGATTTGGACGAGTTCAAAAGGAAAAAAGAACTTGGGCTTATTCCACAGGGTCTAACATTTTCTGACATACAAGCTGGGTTGCAATCCGGATCAATCGGGAAATCTGCACAAAAGGTAATAGACCCATTTGGGAAATTATATAGTTCTTTCGATGTTATTAACAGGCTTGCTACTGCAAAGAATTACGAGTTACAGCTCACTAGGCAATTCCCTAATGCGCCGCTTGATTTGATTGAAAAACAGTCTTCCGAGTTTACAAATAATACATTCCAAAACTACGACTTCGTAAACAGAAACTTTAAGACTCTTTCAAGGTATGGCGTTCCGTTTGGTCAATTTGCTACGTTCACTGTTGAGTTGGCTCGCAATCAGTACAACCAAGGAAAGCTGATTAAGAAGATGCTCGATGGTTCCTACGCCCAAGAGTTATCTGAAAAGTTTGGGGTAGAGGCAAATCAAAAAGCAATTAGAGATGAGGCTATCAAAAAAATGGCATCCCTTGCTGTTGTCTATGCGACAAGTGCAATGACAATAGAGAAAACAATGGAGTTCCGTGGAACCACTAAAGAGAAAAACCGAGCACTGCGGGAAACCGTTTTGCCGGAATATGCCGAAAAGCGTCCATTGTTTATCACATCAGATCCAAAGACTGGTGATGTAAGGTGGATGAATACATCTTATTTAATTCCTCAACAACAGTTTGTTGGCCCGTTTATGGCAGGGTTTAATGGCAGGTCGTTCGGTGAGGGGTTGAAGTATGGAGTTGAGGGCATCAGCGAAGACATTCTTGGAGAGGGATCGTTCACAATGAATGCTCTTACCCAAGCTCTAAATAATTACGATTTTGAAAGAGATCGCAAAATAACTACGGCTGAAGACCCGTCCACAAAGATGCTTGATAAAGGCAAGTTTTTTGTCGGTGAGCTATTAACTCCGGGTTTTATAAATGAAGTAGAAAAATCAAAAACAAGACCAGTAGGTCAAACTACTCAAAGACTGCTTGGACTTCGTTTTAATGACACAACAATAGATAAAGGATTTGGGTTTAGGGCTAGATCTTTAAATGACAACCTTAATACTGAACGATCAAATATCGCGTCAGCAAGGTTTCGTGTTGAAGAAGGGAAGATGAATCAACAGGAGTTTGATGAGGTCTACAATCAAAGTAACCAGTCATACAGAGACAACCTTCAATCATTAAACCGCCATGTAAGTAACTTGCGTACAATCGGTCTTGATGATGGCAGGATTGCAGGGATGCTTCGAGAGAATGGATTTGGTAGCGAGATTGCTCTTGCGGCACTTGATGGAGAAATTCTTGACGCACCAAGGATTAAGCGTGATACAATTACGGACGCTTATGATGAAATCTCTAATCTTCCTAGAAAAGACATTGAAGCAAGGATTCGTGAAATAGCCAAGCAAGATCCCAATAAAGGTAAGTCGTTGGCAAGCCACCATAAGCAACGGCTTATTGATGACAGGCTTAACATTGGAGATAAAGATAAGCTGGTAAAAGCACTTAGCACCAACGATGGAACTAGGGCTAGGTACATCTTCAAACAGATGCAAAAAAGCCAAGAGCCAGACTCGGTTCTTAAAATGTTCATGAAGAAGGGAATTGCCACGCCGGAAGTTGTGCGCGACATCAGAATCCTACAGAAGAAATGAAGACAAAAAGTAAAAAGCAAGTAGGTTACCTGCTCAGTAAGGGTTCTCCGCTTTCCTCGACGCAACAGAATAAGCTCAAAAAAGAGTTGCACTCTGGGGCCGTTAAGGTTAAAAACGGCAAGAAGACCAAATGAGCGACGAAGACCTATCAGCAATTGATAGTAAAGAGGCAATGAAAGAGTTCTTCCTTGAGGTCAAGGAAAGGGCTAAGCAATTCCCTCGGAACACTATCGAGAACTACAACCCGAATGTGGCGGCACAGATTCTCTGGATGCTGGCGCAGGGTGGGCGTATCAATGCTATTGCCAAGAAGTGCAGGGTGACGCATGAGACTGTTCGTGCGCTGGAATGGAGGCATAACGACACGCTGGAGTCAAAGCGTAAAGAGTTCTCTAAACGCTACGCCATTGCTGCGGCTGAGTACACCGACCTCTTGTTCGAGAAGGCAGAGCAGTTAAGCCGTGACCCAGACCAGCTCAAGGCAATCTCACCAGACCGATTGGCGTTGACTATTGGCATTATGACCGATAAGGCTGGACAGCTCTCGGGCATGGCGAGTACCATTGTTGAGCATCGCAAGGGGCCGTCTATTGATGATGCGGCTAAGATGATTGCGGAAGCCAAGTCTAGGATTGCCAATAAAGTCAAAGTCCAAGCGGTAGAAGTCGAAATCCTAGAATGATAGCAGAACCAGAATCCAGATACGCTGATTACGCTAAGGATGGTGGCAACCTCGTTCGCCACTACATGGTCGAGCATGACGGCGTTCAGCACAAGTGCCACACCAGTGTTTACGCTTCGTATCTAGCAGAGAAATTCAACGCTAAGATTTGGAATGTGGTGCTGGAGAAGTTCGTCAAGCCCTTCATTGGCGTGTGCAAACATTGTAAGAAGCGTCGAGAGCTTCACTTTGTTGACGGGAATAGAGGGTCGTTTCCAGCGGAAGAGGATGCGTTTTGTTGTGAGGAGTGTGATAGCGTGTATCACATCAAAGACATCCTAATGGAGACTGGTGCGTATAAAACGAACTAATGCAGTGGCGCAAACATCCAATTCTTCAGCCTCCCAGCGATGACGAGGTAGCCTTGATGGAGCCAGATGATCTCATTGAGCTTCATCGGATTTACCATGAGGCCATCGAGAACGCTGAGAAAGATCCATTTCGCTACGGATTTAGGCTTCCGCATTGGGAAAAAGCTGAAGAGCAATTGTCGCAAGTCTCTGAAGTTTTAGCACTCGGGGGCAACAGGTGTCTTGCCCCAGAACAAGAGATCTATGACCCAGTTCTAAAGCGCAGTAAGTGCGTAATGAGCTTAAATAGCGATTTCCATGTACACGCTTGGGATGGTGAAAAAGTAGTTATAGCCAAAGCACAACCATCCTTTAGGAAGGATAAGCAGGGAATTTACGAAGTTATTTTGGATAACGGAGAATCATTCC